TAGACAATATATTAACACTTTTTTCAAAAGAATAATCGGCGTTTGAAATGTTAAAAGGTGTAATAAAAAAATATCGATATTTTTATTAAATTTATTTTTATTTGAGGATCCTGAAGATATCTATATCTATTCAAAGGTGTATACATTGACTTACTCAATATAGACAGACTTTACATTACTAAGTATCCAATTGTATATCACAACAATTAAGTAAAATACAATGTTTCCAATATATGGATATATTAGTAGTAAAAATACTATACCCCACATCTTTTTATCGATATATCTATTTGTTAGTATGATTCCACTAATAAAAAGCAAAACGAGCAACCAGTATATGCTTTTGATTAATGTTGTCCATTCCCCAATATATATATTTTGTTCATCTTCGTATGACGTTTTTCGATCCGATAGTTCAATTGTATGAATCTCTCCTTCGACTTTTTTTTCTAGTATTGAGTTTTGTTTTGTTAACATACTCAATAAATCCTTTGTATGTTTCATGCTGTTGAACTGTTGTTCTAAAAATGCTTGCTCTCGTGCTAATATCTTCATATTCGAGTTGTGTTGTTCAGTCATCGTTCTTTGTTTGTCTAGAGCAGTTTTCCTATATCTCTGATCTGCTAGCAACGATTCGCGATCTTGATTGCCATTTTTAATATCATTTTGCTCTTTTATGTATGATTCTAAAAATTGATTTGCTACAGTGGTTGTATTGGATATCATTGTATTAAATTTGGGGATATCTATCATTTTTGATAGTTGATTTGCATCTATACAATTCATTATATTACTACTATAATACAAGATTTAAAACTTGGTAAATGTTGTGACATTTCCATTAAATCCCAATACTGGAGTAGTATTTTTAAACACATTTACATTAAAATTACTTTTATCAAATACATTTTTTAACAATTTACTGCCGACAAATGTTTCTTTTAATTGAGTCTCGGTGTTAGTTGTTGTACATATCTGTTTCGATTCATCCCATGATATTCCAAATGTATTTCCAGGCGGACAACATGCTTCTCCTATACATACATTACCCATTCCTCTTTTAATTACTGGTTGATCCCCATCATTATTTTCGTCATAAAGTTTTATATTTTTTGGATTAAACTCCCAATCGTATTCATCAAATACCATATTATCTCTTTTCATAACATCTACTGTTTGAAAATATATCACAACGATTGCCAACCCACATAATATACCTATTATTGATATTCCAATAAACTGAGGTAATAGCTCTTTTTTCATTAATATTCCTAAAATTAATATCGGAATACAAAAATATACAATCGTCTTCATAATAGTGGTTTGTGTTTCATATTTACTACTATAATAGTTATTTATTTCAGCAACTCTTATCCTGTCATTTTTAATATTTTTCATTACTGACAAGTTTGTATTGGTGTTTGATAGTTCATGTTCTGCGATTTTAGTCATAGCTAGTTTGTTGACCAAGGTATCCCTTGCTTCAACCACATTTGATTGTGTAGCTTTATAATTATCATTTAAATTAGTATATAGACTCATTCTTAATTTTTGTAATGTATCTATTTCTTTAATGATCTTTTCTACATTGGTACTACTAGCACCATTGGTTGCCCCAGAAGATTCTAAATTAGTATATAATTCCGATAATTGAGCGTCAATTTGATTCACAGAAGTGACTATTCTCATGTTTTTTTGCTCATCTTGTTGTATATCATTATTAACTGCCATTATATATTATCATGAGAGATAATATATAATTGAGTGACCATTTCATTGGTTATTCTATACAGGTAATGGTATTGATGAAATTACATTCGAAAACACACTGACAAAGGCATTACCATATTCATATATTAAACGAAAATAATAAGTAAATACAAATAAAGCTAACATAATTACAGAAATATAGATATACGTCTGAATATCATCTGATGGGGATATGTATAGTTGTAAACATATCCATAATGTCAATAAAACTAATACAATCCAAGATACATATATCATGTAATTAGAATTTTGTTTCATACTATAATCATCCGGAGACATGTATTTGTTTAACTCATTAGATATCGTATCTATTTCTAATTTATTATGTTGTAGTTTATTATCTAATTCCATAAGGTCTATATCTGGTACCTTGTCTGTATTACTTAATTCTTCAACCATTTGTTTAAATCCGGATGACTGTTCTTGTTGCTCATGTAATAATACATTCAATTCATCCTGTATTTTTTTCATGGTAACAATTAATTGTTTTGTATTGGCTGTGTTATTAGCGTTTATCGTAGTTGTAGACGGAATAGAAGTGATTACATTCTTCTCAACTTGGGGTGTAAGTTTACTTCCCTTTTTTCCACCGTAACATGTGTTCGACCAATTATTTCCAAATTCCTTAGTATAATATACTATGCTTGAGTATTTGCCTTCTTTCGCGTTTGTTATACTTTTCTTACAATCATCTAAATTATTAAAAACCCCCAAAAAATCCCAACCACTGCTAGACGAGTTGGGTTGATAGTTTTCATTTTGTAAATCAACCCACGATGTAATGGTTTCTTGGTTTAATTCATTTTTCGATAATAATTTGATATACTCTTCTTGAACACTTTTGTACTCATCCAGTTTCATTTTTATTTCATTATTTAAGATTCTGGCTTTGATTAATGAATTATATTTATCTGGATTGCCATCAATCATTTCATTAATGTATGTCATTATATATAATACTTTCGAATATTTAAAATGGCACGGTTGAATAAATACTAAAAACATGTAAATATTTCATCTATATCTCGTATGATAATTGATAAAGATGAAATAATAAAGGAATTAGAAGAAAAAATGCTAAATTAGAATAAATTAGCATTTTTTATATGAGATTACACTAACATGTACAGTTTCCTAACTAAATATATCACTAAATACAATGTAATCAGTGCTATAACAGTATAAAACATAGTCGAGCCTTCTTGATCTATCGTTCCCGGTTCTCCAGACATTATATTTTTAATTGTAAACCATAATATAAATATCATCAGTATACTCCATAACCAATACATGTAATAATTTGTTGTCATTCTTGAACTAGCATCTTGTTCTTGACCTAATACATTCATTAGAACATCATCATATCTATTTAATTGCTCTTTATCATCACTAATGTCGTTAATATATTTTATTAATTCTTGCTGCTTTTCTCTTAATATAATATTCGCATTAGTATCCTCTAATTGTAATGTTTCTAATTCTTTTGCTATCATCATACCCTGTGATTTCATTTTGGTATTTAAAGACTGTAATTTAGCCCATAACATTGGATTAACATCTAATGTTTGACATTGGTCAGTTTCTCGCATTGTATTACCAGTAGGTATCGCATCGTATTGAGATTTACTCAAATTAATATTGTTTTTTTTAGAACACGAGTTTGATTTAATATTAGTGGAGTATGGATGCTTTATTCCTTCAATATCTACCCATGATTGCTCACCTGTTTCGGTATTCACAATATTTTTTCCAGCAATATTACACGGTTGACCTATATTCATAAGTACACCTCTACCAAATTTATTAAGATGCCCATTGTATGGAATTGATGATGATGGACACGAGTTGTCGTTTTTTTCCCAAGTGCTGGCGCTATACATGTGAGTATATCCGTAATTATTGACATAATAATTGTTACCATCTTCTGTGGATATTACCTTACCTAAATAATCAACTATTCTAGTCTTGGTTTGATTTTTATTTAATATATCTTCACTAAATAATTGATATGTTTTTGTATATTCGGCTAATGTAGTTTGAAATTGTTGTTCCAAGCTATTTAGTTGAGCCAATGATTTTTTGTCTTTTGTTGATAACGAATGTATGTTCTCCATGCTTTCAATGATAGATCCTTGTTCTATCATGTTTAAATGAGGACTAACTATTTTATCCACATCTGTGTTGTATTGTAATAATTCGCGTCCTTGTTCTAAACTAACAATCGGTTGATTCGGTTGATTATCATTATTATTAGTATTAACCTTGGTATTATCAGAATTATTCATTATATTTTTATTGTTCATAAAAAACATTTTCTATAAATTAATCATAGAAAATGTTTTACATCGTATTGAATGATATGTGAAACTATTTAGTAACTCGATGATATACTAAACTTAATAATACTAAAATCGTACCGGGTATTACAATTTGCTTAGTTGTCATTTGTAATTCATAAACTAGTTTTACACCATACACAATACCGAACAACATAATAATAATGAGAAGCATTTGTTTTTTATACCAGTCTAATTCACTATCAAACATTCCTTCTGAAGTGATTGCTTGAATATGTAGTTTTTTTACTTTAGATCTTAAACGTTCATTGTGCGGTTTTAACCGGTCAATCTCTTGATTCATTTTTAATATTTTCTCGTCGTTCTCGTCTATTGTTTTCTGAATACTATTTTTTAATAGTAAACTGTCTGCGTTTATATTCGTAATTGTATCAAACACGTGATTTACATCCGATGTGTAGTTGGCATTTTGTGGATTTTTTAAATAATTAACATATTTATCTATAAAATTTTCCATTACGAAAAAAAATCTGTTATTTAATCCTTCTATTTTTTCTTTTGATGTATTTATAAAATCCATTTATATTTATTATTGAGAACATATTCTATAGTAATTGGCAGTAATAGCCGTTTTACTCGGTCTTGTAATTTTACATATATCACCAGGACGCATACCTATTGCCATAGCTACGGGATCATATCTGGATATTTCAGGTAATTCATTATCTTTTTTAATGTTGTATCTTTTTTTTAACTCCATTATTTCAGCATCATTCATAATAACATGTTTTGGAACATACGAATGCTCCAGAATATTAAATTGTAATCGTTCTAAATTATACACTATTATAAAGATCCCGTCTTGCTCCCAGATTTGATTCAATATATTTAATAATGGTTCATGTGGCTCTTGTTTTATTACTATAATTAAGGTATCTCCTTTTGTTAATACTTGTTCTAAATTAAACAAATCGTCAATGTAATCGTTTATATTCTGTCTTGGCAATGTTTTTGCTAAATGATATTTGACATATACCTTCCTTTTTAATGAAGTCGTAGATTCATTACTAGACAATAACATATCAAGTTGTTTGTTATTATACATTACATGAACCTCATTTATACTGAATTCTTCATAGTCATTCGTATCATACTTCTGTTCTCGTAATAAATTTAATAAAGTCTGTCTTGATTTAAAAATCGTTGTTATGGTTCCACTAGATTGTGCCATTGTAGTTATGTATAATACAAAATTATATTTTTATTTTATTTCAATTTTATATTATAATTATCAATAAATTCAATAAACTTGATATACACCGGTTTACATCTATAATATTGACTGACTGACTAACTTTTAAGGGTGATTGATTTTTTTTCGTCGGCTGTATTTGTCGTTTCATCGTTTTTGTTTATATTACCAATACTAGCATCTGTGTTATTTATTGGTGTATCTGTATTTATAATTAGTTCTATCCCGTCCTCACGCTTAACCGGTAGTTGGATTTTATTTTCAACTGGGGTTACATCTGTTTCATATAGTGGAGGTGGTGGTGGAGATCTACTACTATCATATGACTCGTTGGCATTATTAGGCGCATATCCGGGTGATCCAGGAGGATAAGGAGGTGTATTTGGATCATACGCCGATGAACCAGATGAACCAGATGATCCCGGCATTTCAGGTGATCCAGGAGGATAAGGAGGTGTATTTGGATCATACGCCGATGAACCATATGAACCAGATGAACCTGGCATTTCAGGTGATCCAGGAGGATAAGGAGGTGTAGTACTTATCGTAATAGGTTTGCCCTTGTTTTCTCTTTTAATAATATCTAAAGAAATATTCCAGTTATTTGCTACTTGATTATTATTCAACTCTTCTATCATTACATTTGGGGATATTAATATTCCGTCGTTGTATTCAATGTTTGCGTTCCATCCAGTTGGGAAACGATTTGGTAAATCACCATCATGATCACCCACAAACCAAATTTCAGTATTAATTCCATTTTTATCTAGTATTAGTGATTTATACGCCTCACCTCTATCTTCATCATAACTGTAATACGACCATCCATATTCTTCGGGTTGAGTTATTATGTTTTTATCGGGAATTTCAATAGGTTCGTTTAGTGGAGTAGGAGTATCTGGTATAGAATTGGCATTCAATGCTATTTCTGTAGTTTTATTTCTTCTATACTTCAACTCTTCTTGAACCGTGTTTGTTATTTGCTCACTTTGAGTCAGTTGAGAATTCGTAAAATCCACGTTTTTAAGCTTGATTATATTCGTAGAATATGCCATATTAGTTACTTGGTCAATGTTGTCTTCGGTAATTAGTCTCATTTGAATATTCATTGTTTGTAGTTCTTGAATTAAAAGCTTGAACGCATATGGAATTTTTAGAATACTAAAATTGCGACCATATTTTGTAACATTTTCGATATTCAGGGTTTTGTCCAACGATTCCTGAAATTTAATGGGTCCGTCTGCCATCGGACTTAAGAATAAATTTTGACTGTTATTATAAATAGCGATAGTGCCAGTATTATTACATACTGCCATATAATACTCGTCTCCTCGGGTTAACATGGATTCTTGTAAAAAT